TTGACAACTTCTTCCGCAAGATCAAATCTTGTGAGCTGTCGGACCTCACTTACGGTTTCTTGAGGTTTTGTGATGGCATTTAAGCCTTCTTGGGGTTGTTGTTCGGTGATCAATTTAGAACACCAGTGATCTGATCAAATCTAACCTGGTAACGTTCAATTTCCCATTTAAGAAGTATCTTAGACTATGGTAATCTGGGGACTAACATGCCAACTATTTTCCTTCCGATCCGATTTAAGGCTAGGAATACCTGATTACAACACCTTAGACGAGTTGTTATTCATCTCATTTAAACTTTGTTGTTTCTATACTAAGTCCATCGTGGGACAGGGCTAGTTTAAACGTCATTCCGGACATAGTGAGGCCATTACTGGCGCTCTGATAGTTTTTGAGACAACATCTCTTCGTACGATGGCCATGGACAATCCAATCGTACTAGACTTCTCATTGATACAAGAAAAGGATTCCAGTAATCAAAAACGTCTCTTCCGTGTTCCACCAACTCCCATCGAGCAATTTCCACATTGAGGGACAACTGGTGAACACGAGAACAACGTTTCTTAGGATCCTTGATCCAGGCCAACATTCCTATAATTGAGTCCATATTGAGAGGAGCATAAACTATTCCATTTTCAAGTCGAAATTTTCGAGACAAAAACGAAAACTCATCAATAGACATAAAGGGTGTGTCGACAGATTTCTTCTACGGAGTTGTATATCCCATTCCCATAAGTGAAAATACATGCGCTATGGTCAGCATATTAAACCATGATTTCACTTCGTCGGAACAACATCCCCCGTTGTCATCTCCAAAGAATCCCATCCAAACATGATGCTCAAATAATCCTTCAAAATCTTCAGGTTTCATATAAAACCAAACGATCTTGTGAGCAACATAATTACAAAACGTATTGAAATAGCTGGTCATCCAATGACCTGAGCATACTCCAAACAGTCTCTCAAGCAAATACGGTCCGTACACTAAAGTTACACCAACAATAGTTTCTGCAAGGGAATGCATCTGTTGCCTATGAAGTTCATCCACATCGAGGGAATCTATAAATCTGTGAAAGAGTCGGAGAAACAAACATCTGATTCGATAATCCCATCCCGAACAATCTCCTCCAAAAAGATTTGGAAATTTCATAAGAAGCTGACGAAGCAAACCCCAATCACGAGCATAGGGGTTAACTCCGATTTTTGACGGTCTATGTGTAAGATCATCCTTTATACGCACGAGATCTCCAAATACCATCTTACACGCTATTGACAAAGAAAAGGAACGACGCAAAAGAGGCGAGTTTTTCCTGCTCGCACAGCTTCCAAAGCTCTTAGCTCGTCCTTCCAACAAGCGTCTGCTAAACACTTAATTTCACCACCATTCCTGATGTGCTCAAACATAAGATCGATAAGAGTTAAAAAGTCAGGATCAACCCACCAACCCTTATCA